TGCAGGGATAGTTGCACCACTCAGAGCTAGTTGTGCATCTGTTAAAGCACCCATAGAAGTGCTGTAGGCTTTCTGTGCTTCGTCTAAACCTGTAGCTGCCTCAGTAACCTCAGGTGTTTCTGTGCCTTGCTTTAATATGAAGTCAGGCTTTTGAGTTGTCTCTGGTGGTTGTTGCTCTTGTTCTTCTTGTTGTTCCATAGCACCTTCACTACCTTCAGCAAAGCCTGATGGAGCTAGGGGTTCACCTTCTACACGCTGTCTAGCAATGTCTGTGTAGCGTCCTATCTTAGCAGCAGCACGAGGGCTAGACGCTAAGAATGCATCCATCTCATCCTTCTGTGCTGGGCCTGTAAAGCCCATCTCTTTAAGGAGAGTGTGTGTTTGCTGATTGGTAAAACCTTTAAACTTTTTCATTGCTACCTAGTTCCTATCCATACAAACCCAAACAAACAACCCGTACAAAAAATAAATACAGCTATACCTGCTGACCACTCTATTATTTTCTGTTTAATCTCTATTTGTCTGTGATCGTGTTCTTTCTTTTGTTTTCTTAACTTGGCTTCTATCTCAAGTATCTCTTGCCACTTAGATGGGCCATACATAACCGATATGTAATCTTTTAATTCTTTACGCATGGACTCAGCTTTTTCTTTAGCTTGCCATATCTCCATTGCCTGTGCTTCAACGCCACTACCTAGAGCCTTATACCAAGGTGGCTTTTGAGATTGTCTGTCTGCAAAGTCTAGGTCTGCTACTGCACCTGCCCACTGAGAGAGTTGACCACCCATGTCCTGCAAATCTTTTCCAACTTGTATGCCTTTTTTAATTGCATTAAAAGCTGCAGTAGCACCAGCTATGGCTGTTACTGGATCAATCATAGTCTCCCCCCAATGATTGTATTAGTTTTCAGTGTCCCTGTTTGCCATCTTTTCCACTGAGTTACGTATGGCTTTTATGTTTTCATCCATGCGTCCAAGGGTTACGGCTTGACTTTGTACTACTTTTTCTAAAGCCTCTATTCTAGTTTCGTGCCGTATGAGTTCACGTTGATTGTTTTCTATGTTGTTGTCTAGACTTGATACATACCAGACTAGTGCTACAGTCTGACCGACAATAGCTAGTATAAAAGAGATAGGTACAGATTTACTTAGATGCCAGCTATTGTCAGTCATTGTTTATTTATTCCTTATTGTCTTCAAGATCGTTTGCAAGATCAACAGCAAATGCTTCACGACCTACTATAAGTTGATCTAGGTTAAAACGTGTAGTGTTAATCTTACGTTCTAAATCCTGTACATGTGCAAGCATAGTCTTTTGCTTATCCGTCATGTCATCAACGTTGTATTCTACTTCGTTGACTGTGATGACATTTTTTGTTTTCTCTGCCATGTTAGTCTCCTTTTATTAAACAGATGGTCATTTAGACCTTATATAATTATACACAAATACAACAGTTTGTCAAGTGTTTTTACCAACTATCGTACCATGTAGATACTTCTGTTGTAACTTCATCGGTAGTCATATCAACTGAAGTGCCATCATCGTTTTGTTTTTGCATAGTATGTCTACCATGTATATTAAGTACACGAGTAGTAAGTGCAGCCTTGTCTAACACTGTCACTGTCTCTGGTACTTTGAACTCACGAGGTGCATCATTAGTCCAGCCTACCATAGTAAAGTTATCTGGGTCACGATAGTAGCCACCATCCTTTACCCAATTAGGTATAGTCATGCCCTGTGGCCCTGCGTCTAGTTTGTATTCAATAATCATTTTGCCTCCAGTTTCAGCATATAGTCTGTATTCACAAAGTCACTCTTACCAAACAAACGTTCTGCTGTCTTGTCTACATTAGCACAGTACTTGTCTGCCATTTGATCTAAGAACTCTTCTAGGTCATTAGAGTGTAGCAACACACCGTTCTTAATCTGTTCTGCTGAGTGTTGTACATAGCCTGATGTTTCTGTTAGTGCTACCTGTGGGTGTACACCGTGTTGCTGTAAGTATTCTATAGTAGCTGTCTGTGCTCTACCACCATCAAGTAGGTTACGGTACATAAGCTCAAAGCCTCTACGTACATGGTGACGTTTCTCTTCAGCTTCAAATGCTTCTTCATCCCATTCATCAATGTCGTGTGCGGCTTTAATGTTATTGTACTGATCAATTAATGTAGCTATGTCTTTGAATGAGCCATTGATTTTGTTTTCCATTGTAGACAATGCTACAACCTTCTGACGATACTCAGCCTCTGCTACTGGATCAATGTCACCCTCTAGGTCTTGCATTTCTTTGATAGTCTTAGCATGACTTACTTGTGCCTCTGCTAAAGCCATCTTACGTTTCTCAATCTCAGCCATAATCTGACGCATCATACGCATAGGTGACTGACCGTTTAGCATAGTCAGTGTCATTAAGCCTAGTGTAGTCTGGCTGTTGTTACGATCAAAAGCCCTAGTCTTTTCTTCTATCTCTGGAAGAAACTCATTTACCTTTGCTACAGCAGCTACGTTTATTTTACCTGCTGCTACTGCTGGAAGACTAAATGCTATGTTATCTTTTTTTATTATTTCTTGTTTCATATTAATCTCCTGCACATGATGCGTGACCTGTTGCATTATACAAGTCACCAAAGTCAGTAGCATTTCCAGTATAGGCTATAGTTATATACTCCAGTACACCTGTACTGCTGGCATTACGACCACCAAATACACCTCTCGTAACACTAGAAGCAGCCGTAACAAAATCAAGGTTTTGTATTAGATCACCGAAGTCTGTAGCATTTCCAGTAGTATCTATAGTTATATAGTCTATTACATTTCCTGCATTATTTCCGTTTTGACCACCAAATACACCACGAATATTATTAGAAACAGCCGCAGTTGCAAAGTTACGAGCTACAGTCAAGTCGCCAAAGTCTGTTGCGTTTCCCGTTGAGGCTATAGTAACATAGTCCATTACATTAGTAGGAGTACCAGCAGGTAAACCCCCACCAAATACACCACGAGTTGTGCCTGATACCCCTGCTACTCTGCGTCTACCCACAGTAAGATTACCAAAATCTGTTGCATTACCTGTAGTGGCTATAGTTATATAGTCTATAGTATTGTTACTATTTGCTATAGAGCTACCAGCAAATAAACCACGAATACCGTTTGATGAACCCCCTATTTCTTGATGAGATAAATTTAAGTCACCAAAATCTGTTGCATTGCCAGTAGTTGCAATTGTCACGTACTGTATTGCGTTACCCTGTGCACCACCAGCAAACACACCACGAACAGCATTAGACAAACCACCTGCGTAGTACCTATTTACATCTAAGTCACCAAAGTCTACTGAATTACCGGGGGTAGGTATGGAAATATAATGTATCGTATTAACATCATAGCCACCAGCAAATAAACCCCTACTCCCCACAAAAGGGGGTGGGCTATTATCACCACCAACAGCTACACCATTAAAAGTCGTAGCCCCTGTTAGGTTGCTTATATCGTCTGTCTGATGATTAATTGTTAGTGACATATTATGTTCCTGAAGTACCTGATGCTGTTCTAGCCACAGTTAAGTCTCCAAAATCAGTAGCATTACCAGTTGTAGCTATCGTGATGTAATCTATAACTTTACCAGAATCTGAGTTGACATATGTACCGTGAAATAATCCTCTAGTTGCATTTCCAGAGTTACCAAATGTTTCTCTGGCTGTAGTTAAATCACCAAAGTCTGTAGCATTACCTGTAGTTTGTATTGTAACATATTGAATAGTATTTACGTCACCACCACTTGTTATACCACCACCAAATACCCCACGAGTAGTATTAGATAGACCAGCTAAACTACGTGTGGCTGTAGTTAAATCCCCAAAGTCCGTAGCATTACCTGCGGTGGCTACAGTAACGTAGTCAATTACATTACTTATACCCATTAATCTAAACCCCCAGCAAATAAAGCCCTTGTGTTATCAGCACAACTTGTGTGAGCACTTCTTGCTATAGTCAAATCACCAAAGTCTGTTGCATTACCTGTAGTTGCAATAGTTACTGTATCAATTACATTTGATCTACCACTAGCACCATAACCACCAGAAAATATTGCTAGTGTACCATTTGAAGCAGCAGCTACACTTCTTCCTACAGATAAATCTCCAAAGTCTTGAGCATTACCCGTTGAGGCTATGGTTATGTAATCTATTGAGGTATCAGAATCTTTACCTGTATTCAAACCCCTTGTTCCGTTAGATGTAGAACTGCTATCTTGTCTAGACACATTTAAATCACCAAAGTCAGTAGCATCACCTGTAGTATCTACAGTAACATAGTCTATTGTATTTGAAGCAGAAGCTGATGCAGGTAAATTACCAGCCATCATTACAGCACGACTGCCATACCATACAGGACTATTATCACCACCAACAGCTACACCACCAACAGTTATAACACCGTCATTGCTAATCTCATTTGTTTGATGATTAAATGTTAATGCCATATTAATCTCCTGAACATGCACTAAATGACGAAACAATTGTTGTTAAGTCACCAAAGTCAGTAGCATTTCCTGTATTAGCAATTGTAATATATTGAATAACATTTACAGGGGTTCCTGCTACATCTCCCCCAGCAAATATTCCTCTACTACTGTCAGATGTTCCTGCCATACCATAGACATTAGATGCTAAATCCCCAAAGTCTGCAGCATTACCAGTTGTATCTATAGTAACATACTGCATTACATTTGTCCGACTTGATACTAATCCACCACCAATCACTGCTCTAGTTCTACTATCACATGTTGCGAACCAGTTACCTCCTGTAAGAAGATTGCCAAAGTCTGCAGCATTACCAGTTGTATCTATAGTAACGTACTGTATTGTATCTGTTCTAACACTTCCATCCGTGTAACCACCAATAAATAAAGCTCTAGTGTCACTAGCAGATGCTGCTATTTGTTGTACGTGGTCTATGAGATTACCAAAGTCAGTAGCATTACCTGTAGTTGCTATAGTTATATAATCTATCTCATCCTTTTGACCGCCAAAGTTGCCGCCACCGAATAGCCCACGAGTTTTATTAGATGTCCCAGCAAGCTGATAACGGGCTACAGTAAGATCACCAAAGTCTGTGGTATCACCTGTAGTAGCTATAGTTATATAGCTAATTTGATTTGTCATATTAGCATCATTAACAAACCCACCAGCAAATATTCCTCTAGACCCATTAGAACAAGCTGCATTTGCTTGATTTATAGCAGGAAGATCACCAAAGTCTGTAGCATTACCAGTAGTAGATATAGAAATGTATTGCATTACATTTACATTACCACCAGAACCCGTGTACCCCCCACCAAAAACTCCACGATCCCCAGCCGCAGGACCATTATCACCACCAACGGCTACGCCATTAACAAGGATAGTACCAGTAGCATTGCTAATGTCGTTAGTCTGATGGTTGATGGTAAGAGACATACGTTATACCTTATACTGCAGTAGAGCCTGACATATCAGCTTGAGCCATTACCCAAGAGTAGCACTTATCAAGGAAAGCATCTCCTGATGAAGCATTGACTGCATCCCAATCTGCGTTGTAACGTTTAAAGTCTACCTCACGAGTGTCATCCGTAGGTGAGTTTGTAGCATATGCTGACAAGTCAATCATTACGGAAAACTTAGGGTCAGTGCCACGTTGACGTGATACATTTGCCGATACGATTCGGTAGTATGCGTTGTTAAATGCAATGCCGTACTGACTTGCACTTTGTGTAATATTATGTTGTATAGCCATTGTTTGTTTCTCCTTTAGGCGTATGTAACTTCAGTGGTTCTAATATTAGCCACCCATCTAATGTTATGGCTTGCTTCACCTGTACAAGTTATTGCTAGGGCGTTGTTTGTATTGTCTGCTGAGAGAGCCATAACCCAGCTAGACTGATTATCAATAACAGTAGTTGCACTGTTAGCAAGTGTTGTTGTGCCACCGTCATTTACTAGCAAACCCTCAATGCGGAATGAGGCATAGGCTTGTGCTCCGTTTTGCATAGCAGTGATAGTACCGTCAAAGGTAATGCAAGTATCACTTGCTGCTACGATTTGGTTAGTACTTGCAGCAGTTGCGTTATCTGTTGTAAGTACTGTTGCTGTTGCATCTGTTGTGTCTGCACGAAGGATAAACTGACCACCTTGTGAGTCTCCTCTGGCTGCAAATCTACCCCCCGCAAAAGCATATTTTCCTATTATTTCACTAGATGCAGATGAACCAATTGCAGTTGAAAACTTCTGTGTTGCCCTAGCATCATCTCCTATTGCAATGCTTGACCCACCAGATGCTCTAGCTGCACCTATATAGTATTGATTGCCCATTGCAAGAGAGCCTACACCAGATGCTTGTGCTTGATAACCGACAGCAATCCCATAAGCACCAGAACCTTGAGAACTTTCCCCTAGTGCAATTGCGGCAGTTCCTGATGCTTTTGCTTGTTTACCTATTGCAATACAGTTAGTAGCAGTTGCACCGTAGGTATTTGTGTTGTTATCTATAACTGCTGCAAAACTGTCATTGCCATTTGCGTAAGAATGACCTAACGCCACAGCATTTGTGCCACTTGAGCCAATGGTAGCATAATAACCTAAACCTATAGCTCCTGTTGCTTCAACAAAAGCATTGTTACCAATAGCTACCGACTGTGCGCCTTGTGCGCCACGACTATTTCCACTTTGGCCTATAGCCGCCGCAAAACTGTCCGTTCCACCTGCATTAGAATACGTAAGTGCTACTGCTCTTACACCTACAGCATTTGCGTGATTCCCAAAAGCAGCAGTGCCTGTAGCAGAAGCTGTATTATCTAATCCAATTGCAACACTACCGTTTGCAGAAGTTACGTCTTGGCCTATAGCAATAGATGTACCGTCAGATGCTTTTGCTCTTTGACCCATAGCAATAGTATTTTCACCAAGCGCACCATAGCTGGATGTGTTGTTGGCTATAGCTGCTGCAAAGCTGTCTGCACCAGAAGCGTAAGATCGACTAATTGCAGTAGCATAAGAACCAGTTACAGCCTGTGCTTGATAGCCAATAGCAGCAGCACCACTTGATGTTGCATCCGTAAATGACCCAACCGCAAGAGCATTACTAGAGGTTGATGCTACGGAGTTTTTTCCAATCGCAAAAGAATCTGTTGAACTAGAAACAGCACCGTCACCAATAGCTATAGCATTTGTACCCGTAGCACTTGGTTGAGCATTAGGTGAACTTTCATTAGCAGCATAAAGATCAGCACCACCGCCAGCATCAGCAAAAGTAACAGCCCCAGAGCCGTTTGTAGTAAGCACCTGATTGGCAGAACCATCGGATGTAGGTAGGGTATAAGCACCGTTTAAAGTGAGTGCACCTGCTGTACTAAGAAGCATTTTTTCAGAACCGCCCATTCTAAATGAAAGAGGGTATGCACCAGTATTACTATAAGTACTGTCAATAACTGTTTTACTATTACTATCATCTACACTAAGGTTTAACTGTCTAAGCCCTGTTCCAGTAGACTGAAGTTTTAATTTTAAAGTATCAGAACCAGCTACCTCTAATCTACCCGTTGCTTGTGCTGTACCTGTTACACTAACACCAGATGATGTTGTGGCGAGTTTTGCGGAATTATCATAGTACATTGTAGATGCACCATTAGATAACCCAACAAAGAAGTTTTCACCTGTGTGGGCTTGCAGTTTTACTTCGTTGTTACCACGAATGAGCATGTCACCCACTTCTGATGAAAACTCTAAGGAACTTCCGTTCCAATGGATTGATGCGTCTGATCCATCTCCAAAAATAATCTTGCCGTTATCTGCGAACTTAGCATCATGGTTAAATATTGCCGTACCAGCATCAGACATATCAAGGGTCAGGGCGGTTATGGTGCTACCACCGTCATTACCCTTAAAGATTGTATCTGCATCTTGCTCTTTGTTTTCAATATTAAAGCCTGATGATCTATAAACCTCACCATACTGCAAACCCTGATACACAAGGTTTAATCTATCGCCGTGGTCTATAGTAAGATCACTATTAGCAGCACTTCTAAGAGTAAGAAGACCAGAACTTTCATGTGTGGTTGCAATAACACTGCCTGTTACACTAATACCTCCACTTTCTGTGGTAAGTTTTGAGTTTCCACTATGGAGTAGCTCAACCTGAGATGAACTTAAATTTAATAGGCTAGTGCCAGAGGCGTTATCAAATTGTATCTCTTGACCTTGTATTACTAAATGGCTTGATCCACTTTCTGTAATATGAGATTTGTTAGTAGAAGAGTCATGATAAATTTGAAGATCAGAACCAGCTCCAAATATAGCCTTATCACTGTCAGCAAAAAGAATATCACTACCATTAGAGGCTAAATCACCACCAAGCTGTGGAGTAGTATCTGCTACAAGGTCAGAAGACACAGCCGCAAAGCTCAATGTACCACTACCATCTGTTTTTAAGAAATGCCCCGCAGAACCATCTGAAATAGCTGTAGTAGGTGCAGTAGCAAATACAGCTACATTACCTGTAGCATTCGGAAATGTAATTGTACGATCTGCTGTTGGGTTTGTAAAGGATACTGTAGTCTCGTTAGCATCTGCACTAGAGCCTTCAACACTAAACCCTGAGTCACTCAATTGCAAACCAGATACAATTGGACTTGTCAGTGTTTTATTAGTAAGTGTTTTAGTTGTAGCGGAGAAGTATGTATCAAGTAAGTCTACATCACGATAACCTATTTCGTTACCGTTATCAAACATAAGTATAGCATCATTACTTGCTATTGCCGTACTTGTATCTACACTTACAGCAGAAAAGTCAGCTACTGTGTTTAGCTCTGCACCTGTGGCATTAAGACCTGTTACGTTATTAGCTGTACCATTAACTGCTTGGATACGGGCTTCTACCGATTGTTGTGTTGGAATAAGGGTAGCACTGTTAGATGACATATCGTCTTCATCTACAAAACCTGTAATAGTTATGCTACCGTCTGACAAACTACCATAGGTAATCGTACCTGTAGTGGTAATAGCACTTGACCCATTATCAATAGAACCAAAGCCACTTGTAATGCTACCACTATTAAGAGCACCTACTGTAGTAACATTGCTTAGAGTATCTAAAGATGTCTCCATGTAAGTTTCAAAGTCAGTCAGTGCTACCTGCTTCATAGTACCAGCATCATTAACTACAACTCTATCTGCATCTGCAAGAGTAGTAGATGTAGCTGATGTACCACCATCCATAATGTTTAGCTCAGTAGCAGTAGCATTTACACCTGTGAGGTCTGTAGGAGCTATAGTAATATTAGCTGTACCATCGAAAGACTGACCAGCAATTGTACGTGCAGTTGCTAGGGCTGTAGCTGTGCTTGCATTACCTGTAACAGCACCTGTAACATTGCCTTCAATATTGGCTACAAGTGTACCCGTAGTAATAGTAAGATCACCTGTAGACGCACCAGTAAACGTACCTGTACCTATAGTAAACTTGTCTGCACTTTCGTCAAAACCAATAAAGGCATTAGCATCATCACCACGTTCAATGACAATACCTGCATCACCTGAAGCAGAACCTGTACGACCATTACCTAACTCAATAAGTTTATCATCGACAGTCATGTTTGCAGAGTTTACTGTAGTGGTTGTACCATCAACCTGTAAGTTACCTGTAACTGTTAGGTTCTGAGATAGTGTGACATTACCACCAGAAGTAATAGCAATAGCATCTGTATCACTAGCAGAGCCTATGTTACCGCCATCACTGATAATTATATTACCACCAGTAATGTTTCCTGTAGTTGTAATGGTACTAGAGCCTGTATCAATTGTACCAAAGCCAGACGTAATAGAACCTGCGTTTAAAGCACCAACAGTTGTAGCAGCCGTTGTTACAAGATTAGGCATAGCCGTGATTTCATCATCAAGATATGCAGCAAGGTCTGTCATTGCAACCTGTACCATAGTACCGTTGTCGTTCATAACAACACGATCAGCATCAGCTACAGTAGTAGATGTTGCAGAGGTATCACCGTCTAGTATATTAATCTCAGAAACAGTTACTGTAGCTCCATCCAGTTTATTTAACTCAGCAGCCGTAGATGTAACCCCATCTAAAATGTTTAGTTCAGCCGTAGTAGAAGTAACACCATCTAGAATATTTAACTCTGCTGTAGTAGACGTTACACCGTCCATGATGTTTAACTCTGCAGTTGTTGCAGTAACACCATCCATAATATTGAGTTCAGCAGTAGTGGCAGTCACGCCGTCTAGAATATTTAATTCAGTGGCGGTAGAAGTAACACCATCAAGTATATTAAGTTCTGCTGCAGTAGAGGTAACGGCTGTACCGCCCAGTGAAAGGGAAGTTGCAGCTAAAGTAGTAAACGTACCTGCACCTGCACTAGCTCCACCAATAGTAGCACCATCAACTGTACCACCATTAATGTCTGCAGTGTCAGCTACAAGAGAATCAATGTTAGCTGTACCATCAATGTACAAGTTACGCCACTCAGAGCCTACAGCACCTAAGTCATGTGTATCGTCAGCAGAAGGTAATAGTGGGGAAGCAACATCTGCAGTAACTGTTACCGTATCACTAGCAGCATTACCAAGTGTAGTATTACCATTTACAGTAAGGTTAGCTGTAATGGTAGCACTCTCGTCAACCTGTAGTGTGTCAATAGTAGCAGTGCCATCTAGGTACAGGTCTTTGAACTCTACACTAGATGTACCAAGGTCAATGTCGTTGTCTGTGACAGGAGTAATAACACCATCTTGGATTCTAATTTGCTCTACTGCTGCACTAGATACCTCTACAAATACACCAACACGATTGTTTGATGTATCTACAGAAACTTTATTAAGTGCATCTGAGTCAGCAATCAGTGGTACGTATGCACCCTCTGCTGTTGTACCATCGTGCTTGTGTCCTGATGAAGCATTAAACGCAGCAAGTACTTGGTCAAACTCTAGGTTTAACGGGTTAGCTCGTACAACGGCTGTTGCCACAATGTCTGCTGAAGACTGTCTTGTATATCCTGCCACTTTTTATCTCCTGTCGCCTGTGCCATACAGAACAGATACGGCTTGTATTGTATGACTTGGGCTTGTACTATTGGTAACGTAAGATACCGAAATAGAATCCCCTGATCCTGTTATGCTAGTTGATCGTGTTGGTGATGGGTTACCATCATATATGTCTGTAGTATCAAAAATAGTAGATGAAGAATCGAAAAGTGAAGCCGCACCTGCTGTAGTCAGTGAAAAGTTTTCTGGTGTGTTAATCTCAGAGTCACCAAAGTTAAAGTCAATACCTACGTTAATTATTGCCTCACCCTCTGTTTTAAGAAAGGTTTTAACTTTGTAAAAGACTTTTCGTACTTCCGGGTCACCCATGAAATAATAAGGTGTTTGGTACACACTAAAAATGTTCTCTGTATTAAAAGAGCTTCCCTCTTCTTGCTTGTACACTTTACCAGAAGTATCTCCATGAAGAACAAACTCAAACTGTCCTATGTATCCACTAGCCACTGCTGTTGCTTCAATACCTACAAGCTGGCTGTACTCAAACGTAGACTGTGCTGTAGGGCTTTTACGAATAGCTGCTAGTAACGATAGAGAAGTGTTAGCTTCAAAGAATAACCTAAACTGAGACTTTCTTCGTAGAACCAGAGCTTTTAGTTTAGTTACATCCTCATTAGCTGTGTAGTTCTCAAAGGTCTTTTGAATCTCACGAGATACAGTTTCAAGTTCAACGTCACCAATACGAGATGTACCTGAGATAGGTCTAACACCGTCTGGGCCAAGGAAGATAATGTCACCACCAAACTCTACTACAGTATCAGGTGCGACACACCCCAAGTCATTAGTAACGTTTTCTACTGTAAAGTTAGAATAGTTGTCGCCTATGATACGCTTAATTTGGTTCTGACCGAAAACGTAAAGCTGATTACGAAAGGCTTTCATCTGGGTTACAGTAAAGCCTATGTTAATTACACCTGCGCCGTTGGCAGGGTCAAAGTCTGTGTCTGCATTAGGGGCAGAAAAATATATGTTAAACGGTTCTGCAGGATCACCAGCTAACCAAAGATGATTAGCAAAAGCACTAGCAAACTTAGGGTCGGTGGGAGCATTAGCATGTGTGATCTGTGTATAGGTTGAACCATTGTACTTGGCTGCAGGATTTACACCATCTGTCAGTAGTAAGATTTCTTCAGTCCAATTATAACGTTCAAACCTTACTACGTCAACCCCTGTCATTGTAGGACTACCTGCTGTACTAACTGCAGTCCAACCTATAACAGAAGGAGTACCTACAACTGTGCTAGAATGTGAAGATGTACCACCAGTTATCACATTGTTAGCGGAAAAAATAGTATCGGGTAGTCTTCCAAAGTTTATAACAATAGAGTTGCCACTACCATTGGCTGTCTTAGATATGACTGAACCTGAAGCTGACACTGCAGAATCATCACTTGAACTAACTACAGCAGTAACCGTTTCACCTACAGTAAAAGATGCAGATTGATTGTCCGTGACTACAATAGTGTAGTAATGATTGTAATGATGTAAGTAGTTATTTCCTGATGAGGGTGCTCTACAACCTAGTACGCCTTGGTTTATGTCACCGTTTACTACAAGCCCTAATACTTTACCTGTACCCGGCAATGTACCGTAGGAATTTTCAAAACCACTTATACGCCTATAACCACCCTCAAGGGATGGCTCCATGTTCACAAGACGTACAGCGCTTCCTGAGAAGTTGTTAGACTGTGTAAGAGGGTCCACGTTAGTTACAAGACCACCTGCCATAACAGATACGTATGTTTGTAATGCATCAGACATCTGTGTTTAATTGACTGCTTCTTACTGGACGTGTAATCATTGTAGACACAACATTAACGGGTTGATCTAAAATAAGTCGGCGCATCATCTCAATACCGTCTTTAAACTTTTGTTCGTGCATAGCAGCACTCTGTTCGTTAGACCTAAAGAGCATCATGTACATCATAGCCCCGTCAATAACTACGTGCTTAAAACGGTCAGGTATTAAAGCTGTATCACTTGATGCTGTTAGCTCAGCAGGGAATTTAAAATACCTATACTCAATTACATAAGCAGCATTAGGGACAGGCGTAACGCCAAACTTCTCTTCCTGTGTCAGGTACACATAATCAGGAGCGCTTCTAGCACCCTCACCGCCTAACTCTTCTAGGGACTTAAACGATGTAATGTATTGATCGAAGGTGAGTAGTTTTAGTTTCTTAGGTGTATTACTTTCTGTAGTAAGCTGTCTAATATAAAAGGTATCCCAATCTGCTTTAGAATAGTCTGCAGGAAAGGCATATGTCCCTGTACCTGCAGTTAGTGTCTGCGTTGTTGTAGTCAACGCAAAAGGCCACTCTTGAGCATCCTGTAACATCTGCCTAATAGATGAGTTGATAGCATCCTTGGCAAGGGCTTGTACGTTTTTAACTGCAGTAAACTCAGACTCAGTAATCTGAACCTCATTAAGTCTACGTAAAAGCTCGTTTGTCAGGTTGATAAAAGTAGCCATAAGAATCTCTGTTGGATGTACGTAAGGGGCCACCCGAAAGCAGCCCCTAAAGTTTTACTTATGCAAGTGTGTCACGATCTACTTCATTAGCAGCCATGTCACCCATGTCTGTGCAGTCCATAAGAACAGCCCATACACGGAGCTTACCTGATGAAACAGCACCACCTGATAGGGTAGCAATTGTTACATCAATATTGTCATCAGCAACAGCCATTACGGGCTGGTATGCTGCAGGGTTCTGTGCGACTACTGCTGCTGCAGATGTAGCATCGAAACCATCAACAAATACGTCAGCATCAACCATACCTAAGTCTACTGTGAAAGTAGAACCATCGGATGCAGTGTCAACTTCGATACCTGCGTTCAGGACCATAGTACCTTTAGCTACAGCAATTACAGGAATGACATCAGATGCTGCAAGAGCAGAACCTTTGTCAGACAAGGCTGTTGCCAAGTTTAAGGTAGTTTGAACCATATAAGGGTTGCGACCACGCTGCGAAACGCCACGAGCAGAAGCAAGAGTATTATCACCAAGTGCCATATCTCATTCCTCCCTTATAGACCAGATGTGTAGATTGCGTTCACGAGCGCCTCAGGACGAAGAATCTTGCGCCCATAGAGATGCATACCACGAACGATATCTGCAAATGAATCTGGATCACGGTAAGTCTCAGTCTTGTTAATCTGCTCAGCAGTTGCTGCAGCAGTAGAATGACCTGCAACCAACACACCGTAGTGTGCAGAACCTGTAGATGTGGTAGAGGTTGGACCGTTACCTACTTCAGGAAGGTTGTTGGACATATAGACTTTGAAGCCGTGAATGTTGTTGAAGACCAGACCGTTCTGTAGTCCTGAACCACCGAAATCGGCGTTCAACAAGCGGCTGTCTTCGTCTTTAAGTAGTTCTGCAAACACCGGGTCGATGACAATCCATCTATCATTTGTGCTTACATTTTGCTGGTCAAGCTTACGTGACATCCGTGCAAGAACTTGCATAGGTGTAGCGTTAGCTGTTGTAGTATTCAACGAGTCAGCACCAGTACGGGGCTTAACTACGATTGAGTTACCTGAAGAGCCACTGTTAAAGTCAGAAGCGTCTAGCTTCATGCTTGACAGAAGTTCATCATCGCCAGCAGTTGATACAGCTTTAGAACCGTTTACGGTTGTGTTAGCTGCGTTAGCTCTACCATGAATAGCTGATTGCTTGAAGCCAGACATATAACCAAGAACGTCTTGGTCAAACTGGTCAGCCAAACGATAAGCTGCACGGTCAGAAGCGATTGAACCGAAGTTGATGTGGCTGTGCGCCTCTTCGATATCGTCTACCTTGAAAGCAAAGTAGTTAGCTTTGTCTACGGTGAGAGAAAAGTCCTCATCGTCAAGGTCTTGTGGTGTGATAGTCGTGCCACGGGCATACGACTTCACTGTGATTTCAGGCTCTTTGATAATCTTAACGGAATCACCCATGTTAGCAATCTCTCCGAAATAATCAGAGTTTGTAATTGCTTCTACAATTGAGGCCTTGCGGAAAGCAAGTTGTACCTGTTTGCTGTAGATTACTGGACTAAAGTTACCGTTTGGTAGATTACCGTAGCCTGACGCTGTTGCGAAAGCCATAGTTAAATCCTCCTTAGATAGTTAGGCTTATTTAGCATTTTATAAGCAGAACAATCAGGTAAGAGGCTGTTCGTTCTAGGGTGCGACATCAAAGAAACTCGGCCAAGTTTAATGTCTGTCGGGCCTATAGTAGAGCAGGTAAGTCTTATCATATTTGTCTTAGCTTAATGTAAGGTGTAAGTATAGTTGCTGAAACGTCTAACAGGGCATACTCACACCTTATTAACATACACAGTTATAACATAGAGTTTGTGTATTGTCAATACTTTATTTATCTCGCACCACCAGAAATATCATAAACAAACTTTCCGCTACGAATAGCTTCCATGATATCATCTGACTTTTGTTCGTACTCTTGTGCGCTCATACGTTGCACATCAGACTCACGCAAGTGTCCAGCAGTAGTATCGCTGTCAGGTTTGGAGACACGTTTTGTTTTTACAGCAGATGCTGCATCTTTATTCTTCTGCCTCTTTCCTTTGGTATCCATGCCGTTGTCTACTTTATATAGATCAATAACACGTATTACGGACTGAGGGTCATCTTGGTTTTCGTACAGTGCGTCCTGCACCCACTTAGGCTGTTCACCAGCCCAATCGTGAAAGTCATCACTGCCACGTAGATCATCGAAGTCTTCATGCATGGCACGGATTTCGTTCTGTGCCTTTGTGCGCTGGGCTTCTGAGTTGATCTTGTCAATCTCTTTCAGGCGCTCATCTGCAGAGCTAAACTTTTCTTGTGCTTTCTTCTCTGCAATAGTCTCGACAATGCCAGCAATCTCAGGGTACTTCTCTGCCCACGCTTCAATACTTTCATCTGACGTAGGAGCACGAACCTTGCCTGTTTTCTGTAAGGTGTTTAGCTGCGCCTTGAGTTGCTTTAACTCTTCAGACTGCTTGTTAAGATGGCTACGTAGATCACTGTAGCGTTTCTTGTATGTACGCTCTTCACCAGAGAGTTCTTCTTTTTCTTCTTTATCAGGTTTATCTTCTTGGGCTTCTGCTTTTTCTTCAATCTCTTCAGTGCGAGACTTCATCAAAGCTTCTAGCTCTTCTTCCTCTTTCTTGATCTTATCTTCTAGAGATGTAGGTTTCTTTGGGTTTACAAGACCTACTGCCTTTTGTGTTTCTACTTCTGCTAGTTCAGGCATAGTTGTTTTCCTTTTTATGTTGGGGCCAGCCGAAGCTGGGTAGCCTTATAGTTTACGGTTAATCCGCTTTTTAAAAACCAGTTACTGTTTGACCTGATTTAAACTTATCTATCTGTTTTTTTGTATAAGCATCCGCTTCTTTTTGTTCTCTTGCTTTCCTCACTAACGATTCATGGAAGCTTCCTTTATTACTAGAGCTACTGGATTTTTTAATAGCTTGCTCTCTATCCTGTGTAGAAAGACCGTCTACTCTGTCTGCACTCATTAGCCTATCTTTTTCCTCTTCAGAAGCAGAATCATACTGTTCAGCAAAGTCTTCCTTTTTGTTACGCAGTCGGTTTATAGTTACAAAGTGTGCTGCTAAAGTATCGTTACCACTATCTACTGCATTATCAAACGCTGGTTGTTCTTTTTCAGTAAGCAGGTTTTTCTTAGCTCCACCAGACATACTAGCATCTCTAGGGTCATACTTTTGACGCTCTTCAGTAACCTCTTCTGCTAATCCTAACCTGTCTAACCTATTGCTAAGACCTAGCATATCTTCGTAACCTTCGTTTGCAATACCTAACGGGTCATCGTAAGGGTCTAGGTAATCTGTACCACTTAGCTCCCTACCGCCCGGTGTTGCAACTAGGCCTTTATTATACATCTCTTCGACCATTTCTTTATAAGCATCATTAGAACCAACACCTAAGCTAGACGTTATTTCTGATATAATACCTCTGTCTTCTTTTTGCTTATCCTTTAATGCGTTATTTATACTTAATGCTAAATAAGTAGACTCACTAGTTACCCCTGCAGTGTTTAACAAATCGGTCTGTTCTTTAGGTAAAGGCTGTCTTGTAGCTCTGTCTACAATTACACCATTTTCATTTCTTATAAAATCAACAGAGGACAGTATCTCATTAGAGCGGTCTAATATTTCCTGACTTCTTTTTTCTTTACTTTTCTTTATCATTGTTTCTATTATATTACTACCACCACCTACAATCTTACCTAAAACGCCGCCACCTAAAAGACCGCTTACTAACTTCTCTCCTTGGTCTAAACCCAAAGGATTAGCACCTTCTTTTACATCTAAAATCAACGAGTTATTATATTGTTTAAATTCATCCATACCCCAATCTTTTGGGTTCTTTTTTTTCCAGTCTACTTTACCTTTTTTAATCTCTTCAAGGGCTACAGTATTCCTATCATCTGCTGGTGACCGTACCTCTTGTACCGCCTCTGCTTCTTGCTGTTCTTCCACAACAGTTTCACCCATTTCACGGAAACCTTCAGGTATTCTGCTTAGCGGCCTACCATTAAAGAAGAATACAACCATCTTTTGTTTAGTATCATCATTAATGTATTGTTTACTCTGAAAGCCAGAGAACCTAGAGCCAGTACCACCGTACTGACCATAGCCACCCCCAACAGGTTCAGGTACTACACCACCCTCTGCAAAGCCTTGTGGCATCTCTTCTTCTTCAACTTCTAGCTCATCATCTCTGAAGGGTAGCTCATCACCTTCTTTAATACGATCAAAGCCTTCTGCTGCAGCATTCTGTAACTCATTAAAGAAGTCTTCCCCAAAGTACCGTACAGTCTGGGCATTAATAATAAACTCACCTTCACTGACACGCACGTCAATATCGTCACGTACCTCAGAAGGTTTAGCGCCTATAGGAGCAGTGTTCCCACTTACAGGGTCTTCCTGCTCGTTCATAATGAGTTGCATTTCTGTTTGTGCTTGATTGCTCACTTTACCACCCTCTGCAAAAGTAAAATTTGCATCTAAAAGTTTTATCGTATCTCCACCATCCCAAGAAGACTTTAGTTTATTTACTCTTACATTATTTGGGAGTTTGTCTTTTAATAAACTTTCAAATACATTAGCCCAATCAAGGGATATGCCTTTTTCACTTAAACTAGCTGGTCCCAGATTTAAGGCAGGTTTACTAGGAAGACTTATACTTGGGCTGCTTTTTGGTGCATCTTTTTCTATTTGTCTTATTACTTCTCTACCTAAGGAGCTTTCTTCTGAAGGAGTAAAGTTTCCTGTAACTGCATCCCACATACCTACTAAAGCGTCTGTGTCGCTCTCTTTTACAGATATGGTTTCAGCTTCCTCTATAGGCCTAGCCCTTGGCCTGACAGGGGGTGGGTCATTCTTTTTTGGTCTAGCTCGTGGCCTAACAGTAGGTTTTGACTTTACACTAGCTTTCGCTGAAGTATAAGCTTCACGGGCCTCTCTGCCACCTAGTCCATAATCTCTCTCAGGCATTTACTTCATCCCGTAAATATGTTAATCTGCGTAGTGCAGCAATCTCACCCTGAGCACGATACACACCTTCAATAGATGTCTCTTGCTCTAACCTACGTTGCGCTACATCAATCTTACTGTCAAGCACCTCTAAGAAGTCATCCCATAGAGGCTTATCGTTTACTAGCTTCTTTATTGTCATGTACCAGTAAACCCTTGCTCACCCGGTGTAGGTACTGTACCCGTACCAATGTTACCGCCACCTGCTCCTGTGGTATCTGCTACGCCAACTCCTGCTTGCTCTGGGGCTGCTCCGGGCGTAGGTGGTGGCGGTGGACCTTGCTCTGCACCTGCTGGGGGTTCAGGTGGTGTAGTAAACTTCTTGAGTATCTCTGCTTGGATAGCAGCATCACCCAAAGAGTTCGTCACCTTATCAGGGTCAAGGTCCATACTCTTAGCAATCTCACGAATAATATAGTCAGACTTTACAAACGGCATGAGTGCTGGGTTAGAGGCTACACCCATGAACTGCATCAGTCGTTGACTGCGTACCTCGTTAGCCATCAGGCTCTCTGTACCAGAAGCTTTTACCTCTAAGTCTCCTTTGATTTCCTTGTCGAAGTCGAACTGCATATTAAACGCAAAGAACGCCTTACCAATAGGACCAATAAGATAGTCATCTACGTTCTTGACAACATTTCGTATAGAGCCGTTAGCTGCAGACATAAGCATACTGATGCCAGAAGCAGTCCTTCCCACTCCTGATACTCCAGTTTGTCCATGTGCGAACGAAGGAAATCCCGTACTCTCATCTGCTAATACCCTTGCCTTATCAAATAGTTGCATGTTTTCGTTGGCTACATTGGGGAACTTAGTTCCAAAAATGCCTTGACCCGGAGCACCCCCCTGTCTACGAAAAATCTTGCCGGGGTACACGGATAAGTCCTGACCCGGTACAAGATTGGTTTCATCAACTTCTATAATAAGATTACCTGACAGGGCAGCATTATCTATCGCCATACGCATGAAGCCATTCATAAGCGTCTGCGTATCGTCCATGTTCTCTGCAATACCTACACCAAAGAAGGAGTAAGGGTTAAGTTCGTAGGGTACAGCGTAGTACGGAATACGTGTAGGCTTGAAAGGATTAAGTACAAGACGTAGTACTTCGTTGTTACAAACCCATACGTTTACATTTACTTGCTCTGCATCTTTAAGCTCACGAGGAATACGTACACCGTTTTCTTCTAGTATATCTGTGTCAACGTAACCCCAAAACTCTAGGACTTCATAGCGCTCTGGCGAACCTGATTGCTGGTCATCGTCCTGCATATCCTGTTCCCAATACTTCTTGTCGTAGGACTCACCAAGCTGGATAGCCTTCTCAACAGAATCTGTTCTAAAGAAAGGACGAGACTTCAAGCCACGCATCTGAGAGCGTGTCATTCGATGGCGCTCAATTACGTACTCTGCTTCATCCATGTTGTACGCATCAGGATCAGGGTAGAAGTTCCACACAGATACATGGCTAGTGGACGGTACAGTTTTGATGGTAGGATCGTATTCACCGTCTTCATTCCAGTTAGGGTACTCTTTGTCAATTGCAAACGGACCCTTCATAATACCTGTACCAAACAAGGCCATCTCAAAAGACGTATGGCGAAGCTGTTTATTAGCTCCACTCTCTTCTAACTGATCATGTATTTTCTTTTCCATCTTCTTAGCTGCGACCATAGCAGGATGGAATGTTACTGTATCTTGAGTTGTACCCGGACCTTCCATAACTTTGTCAGACACAGCCTCAAGCTTATTCTGTAGTGGACCCATACGTTTCATACGGTCATACATTGTCTCGCCCGGCTTCAGCTTTTCATCAGGGTCAAACAGAAACTTTACTTTAGGTTCTTGTTCAAAAGCACTACGCAGTGGGTCCGTAGCTTGCTCAGTCTGTGGGTTCAGGCTGATATGCATAGATTCTGCTACACCCTCAGGTAACGTTGTAGGGTTTACCGTTAGAGGGAAACGAGCATTACCAAATAGAACATCTACGATCTGACCGTAAGCTGCGAGGGTCTTTGTCTTTGTAACCTTAACAAAGATACGAGACTTCTCAGCCTCAGTAAACTGTACATCACCGCCATACAAACCTCTGTAGTTTCGGTAAGCACGTAGCCATCGGTTCTCATCTGCGTATCGTGCATCTTCTGCACGGCTAAACCGTGACTCAACGTAAGACACTACACTAGGTACATCTAAGTCATCACCGTCTTGAATAACAGACACGTCATCTGTTTCAAACAGTTCACCTTGTTCGTTTACATTATCTTCTTCTGCCATGTTACTTAGTATCCAAAGGTTGAGTCTGCAGCCTGAAATCCTGCATTATGTGAAACTGGGTTGAAGTCCCATAGAGAACTTCTAGGTCTTGTCATTATACCATACCTAATAGCATCGTACAAGTGATCTTCCGCATTAGTATCTACGTCTTCTGGATTTCTTTTATCCAAAGGGATACTAGGTAGTTGAGCTACGCAGTTCGTGCAAGTCGAAAAGAACACTAACCTTGGCTCATCTGTGTACTCATCAACCTGCAAACGGCGGTGAAGCTCGTTTTTACCTGCGACCCTAGAGCCTCGTGAACGGTCTGAAGGCCTCCACCTGCATCCCTTTGCGTTCATCTGCTCTGCCAAGGAAGGGCCAGTGTCACCTCGTTTGTGCCACAGGGAGCTATCTAACACACCGTATCTTATACTACCATCGCCACTCTCAGCTTCAAGTACCATATCCGCTAGATCAGTAGCTGTAACCTTAGAACAATATAACTCTCTGTATACAACAAGCTGCTCGCTGGGTGATACAGCAAACCAGACAACCCCTGTATGACTTCCGTAGCCGTAGTCGCAAGCTCTAAACTTAGTCCAGCTTGAGGGTATTTTAAAAGGGTCCACGACATGTATGGCTCTGTTCCACTCAGGGAAGGCAGCACCTTCATTAACATCCCAATTACCTTCTAGTAGTTGCTTGCGTTGATGTTCTGGTAGTGACAGAAGCATGGCTTCATAGTCGCCACTATCAGCTAAGTAAGGATTATCAAAGAGGCTGGCAGGTATAAACCTTCTCTTGAATAGGGGTTGACCAGCTTTACTATGCCCTGCAGGGAAGCGCAACACCTCACCAGACTCTATGTCCGTTGCCCAGAAAGGTGTATTAGGTGATGCTGGGTCAATGAACATTTTCTTAACCCAAGCATGGCCGACACCGCCGGGGTTAGTAGTAGCTCGCATGTACAAACCTAAGTCCTTGTTTGCACTACGTAATCTGGATCGCATATAGTCCCACGCAAAACTGGAGGACCACTGAGTGAGTTCGTCAAAGGCTACGTAGTTAAACGCCTGACCTTGGTAGCGCATAACGTCTGTGTCTCTGTCCAAGTACGACATCCAAAGTGTGCCGCCTCTTGGTGTAGTCCATTGCGACTTACGCTCAGACCACTTTATTCCGGGTATAGCCTTAGGGTACAACTCTTGGCTTTTCTGTATGAGTTCCCTAAGTTCTTCTGTTGTGTGTCGTACAAGCAGACCACTGAAGTCTGAGTTGTTCATATTACGTAAAGGGTCAGCTAGGGTAGCGTAGGACTTACCACCACCTGCAGCGCCACCATATAGCACCTCACGTTCACCTGAAGCTAGGTACTCTGTCTGAGGTCCGGGGTTGGGCCTAAAGACAATGTTCTGTGCTTCCTCTACGTCATACTCAGGGGGCTTAGCTACTGCTGATATCTTCTTGGTCTTCGTAGGTGTAGCGGCCTGTGTAGTTTTTTTCGAGCGCTTCGATCTGGTGTAACGTTTTTTGGAGCCGCTTGGCGTACTCACGTTTAATTGTAGTAATGTGCTTTCTTTTTCTTTCGACATCTATACGTTTCTTTAAGCCATCATGTGTTATATCTCTACCTGACTGTGTAGTTAGCCACGCCGATACTTGACGTAGGCTGTACTGCTTCAGGTGTTTCTTAGCTAACTCTAATAGCTCTAACTCCTTTGGTATAGGGTTTAACCACCCA